GCATAGTTTCGAATCTTTGTTCTCAGAACATCGATACCACTATCTTCCGAACCATTGATTAACATATAATCACTGCCGATTTCATTACACAACGCTTTCGCAAGAGTCGTCTTACCAACGCCAGGCCCCCCAGCTAGTAGTAAGTTGGGGAGACTGCCAGTATCGACAAATTCTTTAAAGGTTGCTTTTAGTGTATCCGGTAAGATACAACTATCAATATCGTTAGGTCGATATTTTTCTACCCATAAAAAACTATCCATTTACGCACCATATGTCGAATCTTGTTCGAGAGTAATCCAATACTGAATTGGAAGTTTTTGGTGGCGGAATGTCGAAATTTTGTTTTTCGAAATGCCCACATCATAATCGCCTTCAATTAATTTGAGATTTTCCGACCGGAAATACATAGTAAATGGATCGTCAGATTTACCTACCGGCTCTTCGGATACATTCGATGTATCATCTTTTTTGTCCAAGGCACTAAAGTAAACTACGCCATCATCTTTGGTCGACAAAGAATAATCAGGCAATCCACTGATCGATGCCACTTGATTAATAGTAGACAAGGTTTCGTGTGGAAGTTTCACATTAATATCCCAACTAGGAGCTTTCTTAGATCCTTCTGGATTATTATCAGAATCATCCATCTCAAAAGTATTTTCGACAAATACAATGATAGATGGTTCTGCGGCCATAAACTTATAAGTCTTTTCGCCGTTTGACATCATTACATATTTTTCGTGAAATTCCAATTCTGGATAGATTTTCAATAGATTTAAGAACTTTCCCAAATCATAGATACAGAAATCTACTGGAAATTCTTCGGACACATCTGTGGCCGATAGAATATTTCTCATTACAGAAATAGTAGACACCCTACTACCTTTTTTGAGATATATAGATTGGTTGATTGTAGTATAGTTTTTCAGAATATTCTGAGTCGTTTCACTGAGTTTCATTATTATCATCTTTCCTGTTAATTAAATCGTGATTGTATAGTGCTAGTATACCATAGTGAATTATCTTTGTCAAGTCTTTCCTAAAATCTTCTGGACTATTTCCTTTTTTACCGTACCTTTGTGCATACTTGGAAACATTGCCCAAACAAAAACCTTCGCCGTGGCCATTGTCCATAATAACTTCTGTGGCTTGAAGTTTGTTGTTTGAATAGTGTTGTGTGTATGTTGAATCGATATACTGCCGGATTTCATCCAGCAGCACATCTTCATTAAATTTATAGTCTATCAATTACTTCTCCTTAAAATGGGATTTCTTCGCCAACTTCTTCTTCTGATTCAACTTCTGTGAGCAAATCACCACCAGAAATTTTCGAAAACAGGTCTACAAAAGAGGCCTTGGTTTCATCGTCAAACCGATTAGTGCAAAGTTCAATCGCCTTGGAAATGTCATTGAAAATTGAATAGGTCTCAACAATGTGAACCAAACGGCGAGTAGAAATGATTTCATCAATACCACCTTCTTCGAAAGTTTTCCGAATAGCACCAGACCACATGGTCAAATCCTCAACCATTTTCTTGTCATCTGTCGAAGCAGAACCTTTCAAAGATTGCAGATTGTTGATAAGAATTTTTTTCTCAACAGTCTGGGCAGGATATTCCTGTTCGAAAGTAACTTTGAAGCGTTCTAGGAATGCCTCATTCAAAACATTCGTACCGATAAACCGGCCATCATCAGAACCTTTGCCTTTTGTGTTCGCAGTGGCAATCACTGTAAAACCAGCAGCGGGAGTAACAAACCGATTATCTTTTTTAAGATAAACGCCTTTGCCATCAATGATAGATTGTAGACACATAATTTTGTTTGACGCAAGGTCGACTTCATCAAGTATCAGAACCGCACCTCGTTCCATTGCATCGACAACAGGGCCTTTTGCAAAAACCACATTTCCATCAACCAGAGTCTTATCACCTAACAGGTCCGACTCATCGGTTTCAATAGTGATAGGAACCGTAATGCATTCGCGACCCAACTGAGCGCAAATCTGTTGAGAACCATAGGTTTTACCGTTACCGGACATACCAGTAATGAATACTGGAAAAAACATTTTCGATGAAATGATATTTCGCAGGTCTGCATAGAAACCAAACTTTACAAAGTTTTTGTCTTTAGCAGGAATTAAGTTCTGCATATTAGATGCAACCTCGATTTTTGGTGCGGAAACCACTACAGGCGCGACTGGCGCAGGGGCTACAGCAGCAGGAGTCATAGGAACGACATTTGCACCACCTTGATACATAGAAATGTCATATGAACCGTGTCCGGTGCGATATTCCGAACGGGTAAGCCATTGTGGATGCGATTGTCCATAAGCTTTTGCAGCGGATTTTATGTCTTTATTACGGACAATAGTACCGAATTCTTCTGCGAGTTTTGAAAGGAACTCTACCTTATTTGTGCTATTCCAAGCCATTATATAATCTCCATTGAGAGGTTTCACGAATCATCTTATACTAGTATATTACCACAATAGGCGAGGGGAGTCAACCCCCCCAACCAATTTATTTCACCAAATCGACAAATTTATTTAACATTTGGCGACTCTGTTTCTTTGTCGATTGAAACTTAGAAAAGTTCCGAGCAATCTTTGCCTTTGTCATTGTTTCATCAACTTCCAATTCTGCCTCGACACCTTGAGTACGTTGATCGATGATGTAGTATTCATCGTATCCACATCCAAGAGCAGTGACAAAACCGTTTTTACGAACATCTTTTTTCATTTGATTTCTCTGTTTGCGGCCATAGTCGTATCCAATAATGCAATATTGTTGAATTGCATAGGTCAGGTCGCGTGTATTATCACAAACAAAGAATCCGATTGATTTAGCATTATGCACTTCTTTAATTAGTCGAAGCATCATTTCTTGACTCTTTTCTGTACCATCATTTTTACGTTGCCATCCACTTCTACCATTCCAGACAATATTTTTTCCAGTACGTTCATCGTGAATAACAGTGGTCATATTCCGATATTCTGAAACTGTCCGTCTGGCACACCAAGATTTGCCTCCATATGATTGGCCACCGGCAACATAACCAACACCATCTGCTGCGTCACCATCCGAAAGAACCATGAATGACAATTTCTCGACATTATTTTCTTTCTGAAATTTACCGATAACTTTATCAAGAAGCAAAAGAGATTCTACCATTGGAGTACCACCAAGTTGATTTTCATATTTTGCAGCACATCCATAAAGAGAATACCGTGTGAGACACCATGCCAACCAAATATAATTATCACAAGCGCGATTAAATTCTGACGTTGACATTTTGTTAGTCAAAACTTGACGCAATGTGGTCTCATGGTCTACGACAATTTTATCCAAATTGTCATCACAGAGTTTATCATTATTAAGGCGACTCACTTCATCACGAGCATCCTTTGGAGTCACATCAGTAAAATTGTAAACCTCAAAAGGAATATTTACTCGGCGAGCAAAAGTAGCAAGAGTGATAACTTGCACCACAGTTTTATATAACTGATCAAACATCGAACCCGACCAATCAACCATCATAACCATACCGTGATTTTTACCATCGGGCAAAATCGACTTACGTTGAAAAATATCATCATTCAACTTATATGACCAGAGTTTACTAGCATTGATATTTCCAGATTTTGCGACAATCTGATTTGAATAGGCTTCAGCAGCTTTTTTCATTTCAAATTCTTTTACCAGATAGTTGATAGTTTTGTTGTTTTCCCGCAAAACTTTTTTGTAAGGAGTCGCAAGCGACAAATCAGCATTTGGATATTCGGCGCGCCAGTGAGATTTCATATCATCGATAGAGGCGTGTACTTTTTTATGTGGAACAATATAATCCGAAACATCAAAGTCTGGAAGAGTGAGATAGTCAATGTCATTTGCATCGGTATCATTTTTGAAAATCATGTTTTCTGCGGCTGAGTCATCTGTTACCGACTCAAACTCATCAACATTTTCGTCACTTTTACCACCAGATCTTGCATCTGTTATCGTATTCGAATCTTCTCCGGTTTCGCCTTCATCGCCTTCATCGGCGCCATCGCCATCTTCATCACCAGAATTTTCTTCTGATTGTTGAAATTGGGATTTTGCGTCATCCGACTGTTCATCACCATCACCATCAGTATCACCCTGTTGATCTTGGTCTTGGTCGGAGTTTTCTTGATCGTCAGTGTCACCAGATTCGTCATTGAATTCTTGAGACATGTCTTGCAATTGATCATCCGCGCCTTCATCATTTTCGTTGTCTGTTTTTTTCTCACTTACAAAATTGTAAATATCTTCGGACAGGTCTGCAACCTCTGCAAAAGTTTCTGTAGTTGCCATACGGTCTACAAAAGGCATTTCTTCATCAGAGAAAAGTTGCGCGGCCTCAAAATCATTCATTGCAGTTTTGAAATAGATATTCAACCTATCAATAAATGCCATGTCTGCGAGGTTTTTGTTACCAATTCCAAAGAAATCTTCATCCATCAATTCTTTATAGGCACGAAAGAATGGTCCTTTCAAGCCAGGGAATCGACGTTTAACTGAGCGTTCGATACGGGCATCCTCAGTAACATTGATAAAAGGCATACAAGAGCGAGAAATCGCCTCTTCTAAAACTTCTGGTTCGCATGGTGTATCTAATGCGTGACCGACTTCATGTCCCATAAAAAGGTCATACATGTCATTTGACATTTCTTTCCAGATTGGAACAGTCAAAATACGGCGCACCATGTCGAAGCTTGCCGTGTTGACTTTCTTATGTTGGATTGTAATGTTCTCTTCGGCCATAAGCTTGGCGAGAAGAGATTTTGAGTTTTTGGTATGTAGTATATTATTTGACATCGGTATCTCCGCGAATCATTTCATCTAACTTACTTATACAGTACCACAGCTGAACATTAATGTCAAGGGGCTTAGAGATCTTTTTTATGCAATTTTATCCAAGGATGGATATATTCATATATCGGTTCATCATTTCCCACGTCATAGATATTCGGGTGTTTCAACAGGGCCCTACGATAAGGCGACCATTTAATACCCCTACCCCAACCAAGTTCAGATATAATTTGTGCTTTCGACATAACCTTATTAGATTGAATCATTGCGATTATATCTTGTAGCTTTGGAGTGTTACGCATAGTTTTTTGTCGAGATAAGAGATCATTCATATATGAGTTCATTTCGACAATTTTATCTTTATAGATAAGATTTTCCCGAATAGTCCAAGGCCTGTTCTGCTTGTTCATTTCTAAAATCTGGATTATCCAGATAGGTATTCATAAGCATCAAAGCTTCATCATCATTCTTGAAAAAATCACCTTTATCGTTGAGTTCGTGATAATATGTATCATCATACATGATGTAGGGCACGCCATTCATCATGCCGTCTGTCATTGCGACTGACCACCCGCCATATTTTTGTTTCGGTGAAAATCCCATATAACATTTTTTTAATTCATCATAATACCAGCGTTTATCGCCCTTTGTAGTTATAACATAATCTTTGTCAGATTCCGCCAATAATGGAATCCACACTTTAAAATCTTGTCGTAATTTCCACAGTTTATCACACACAGCAATAAACTGTTTAAAATGTTTATATGTGTCGGGACGGTGATTAAAAACAATAATTTTTTCAGGCGATTCATTTATATCTTCTACAATGTCAGAAATATTGACTCCTAGATGTTGGACAGTTAATATTTCATCGAGAGTAGAAATAGTTTTGGGTCCGACAGTTTCACTTGCTTGTTTAATCACCATATCTTTCTGATGTTGTGTATTTAGATAACAACGATCATATTCCAACAGACCAGTGATATTTTGTAAAAAACTATCCTTAGGCCAAGCGACAACCTCCTTCAGATCGAACCAGTGACTATAACCAAACACCGGAGGCATATGGTGTGTGATATTATACATGGTATTCAGCAACTGATGGGTATGCTCTGGTAAATGTGACATTACAAGGTCAAAGTCGAGTCTTTTGTCTAATAGTTTTTTCATCACATCAACACGAAAATTACTTCTCATAGTTGGCGGATAGGTTTCAAACTTTGTATACCATTGAGTCACGTTCTCAAATTGTAGGGATGGAACAGGACAAGGCAAAATCATATAAAACCACAAATCGCTGCGAATCTCATTCAACAATTTTATTTGGTTTTTGACGACCTGTATATAACTATCCTTTTCCAGATCTCGCTGGAACGTGATATTAGGGTAAATTAATACCCTAATAGTTGACTGCAATGTTTTATTAACATTGTCTAGGTCGAATAAGTTCATTTATACGACCGGTTCTTCTTCGTTATAATTCTTTTTTGAGATATCGTCCATCCACATATCCATCTCAACGAATTCAATATTAATATTAAACCGACTACAAATATTCAACCAGTAGGGTTGGATTTGTGTTTTCCACTTTTTTGATTGGGATACGGACGGGTGGTGAATAACAATTGAACATCTGTTACAATTTGTAGCAGCCATATGTTCAAGAGGTCTTTCCAGACGAAAGGCACCAGATGACATGTATACAGAGCACTGGCTAATATGCGGTTGATTTAAAGAATTAACTTTTGATGTCAAACTACGATCATGTGGGCTAGATTTGTAGTTTATAAACAAACGTCCACTAGAAGCAAGCGCTTCTTCTGTTGCAATAATTTGTTCTGCTTTGGCCAAGATAGTTTTCACCTGACCTTTTGTAAACCCAAACGCTTTTAGTGCGTTTACATTTGACACTGCTTTGAGAGGAACTTTTTTCGCCGCAGTGGCAAGAACGTATTTTACCGCATCCGATTCATTCATTTCTTTTTTGGTAATCTTTGCTTTTTTGTTACGCAAGTTACCGATACAACGCAACTCTTCATCTGTAAGTTCACAGTGAACAGCATATGGAATACGAATTACTGGAATATCTACAGCGTGTTTTGACTTACTAGCAGCGTAAACTGTGTGATTGCCATCGCCGCGGATATCTTCTCCGTTTTCACCACGTCCCTCCCATACTAGTACGGGAGTACAAAGAGCGGTACATCCTCGTGCATCATCAATTTTCTGTTTGATGGTACGTTGTAATTCTGGGTCATGTTGGAAGCGAACCTGTAGTGCCGTCATTTCAACATGAAGACTTAGATCTTCAACCGTTGTAGGAAAGACACCCTCATCAATCTGCTGGTCGATAAACTCACATTGACCAACATCTGGTTCTATGAATTGAGGAAACCCATTTGATTTGTTATAGTAAAGTGAGTTTTTCCTAGCATCTACTTTTTTCAACATACGATGTTCAGTATTTTGCATTTCAATATAATCACCATATTCAAGAACCTCAAATTTCAATTGAGATTTTGAGTTAGAGAATACCTTTTGAAATTCTGAATTTTTCGATGAATGATTATAATCATCGTCCACAGCACCTTTGTGGATTCCTATATACACTTTTGGAGCTTTGCCGGGCGTTAAGTTTGTAAACTTATAAAGATACGCCTCATATTGGGCAGGGGGGGTTGCGATTACTTGTTCTACGATATTTGACATTTCTGTCTCCTTTTTCAAAACATTAGTTTCCTAGAGCATACAAACCACAAGGACAACTAAGTTCGGTTAAGTGAAAGAATCAACCATTGATTCTTTATCACCATTACATTATCTCACATATAGTGGCTATTTGTCAATAGATTTTTTTAATTTTCTTCAATTCTTTTTCTCAGTCCAGAAGATGAAAAGGAATGTTGTCTGCTGGTATATTGTACTTCTATTGGCAGATCACTACCTGTAAAATCTCTGTCTCTATAATCTTCGCCGACAAATCGAATGTCGATATGTTGAGATTTCAATAAGTCGATTAAACTCTCTTCTGTGTCATATGGAATAATATTATCAATATATTTGACTGCATCGAGTTGTACAAATCTTTCATAAACCGATTGTATGGGTTTATTTTTTTCTGGTCGGTCTATGGTAGGGTCAGTCTGCAAGCCGACTATTAAATAGTCGCACCGACTGCGAGATTCTTCTAACATGACTATATGCCCGGCATGTAGCAAATCAAATGCGCCGCAAGTAAAACCTATCATCGGATAATATCAATCTTATTCATGCTATCCTGATTCCATACCTCTAATTCTCTGCGAAGTCTATTCTCTGATACCATTTTTGCATATCGTTTACTAGCCATTTTTTTCCACCATTTTACAATATTTTCCATTTCAAATCTGTCATAATTAGGTGCTTTTATAAGAGTATCAGTTTTCCCCAACAACACATCTTTAGCATTAGAATAACCATATTCGCCCATATAAAAGCGTTTCTGTGTAGTTACGTCACCCGCTTCATTCATTTTTTCAACAAATTTTGTATATAACTCTGGATTATTTTGTTTTAAACTTGCTTTGATTACTCCCACTATTTTTGTTTGAGTTTTGAGTTTTCGACTTGAAGCACCAGCATGTATTAAATCTTCGCCATTATTTCTTTCGACAAACCAATCTCTCATTTCAAAGTAAATATCTTCTCCAAGCGTCAATAGGAATTTGGACTGCGTATCACCTTTATATCGAAGGTATGGCTTCATGCCGTCATACATTGACGCTCCTTTGATATTTCCATATAAACTGGTCGTTTCAAACAAACAGAATTTTGTGTTGTATTTTTCATCCAACATTCTTCGCATATCACTAGAGCAACAAACAGCTGCAAGTAATTTTCCACCCAAATAATTAAATCCAAATGGTTGTACTGGAACTATATTAAATCCCATTATGGCACGCTTGTTAAAAATATCCAAATCAGGCACACCTTCCAAATAATCATTTCTTGGTTTAGAATTTATCAATGGGCTACCATATCTAGCAAATCCAACAATAGTATTTGTTGTCGTTTCTTTTAGCATAAACTTGAGCGTTTTGCCAGGATTTTCGTCAGGGCTGAAAGATGCCGTTTTTTCCAATAATGTATTGAACAATTTGAGTTGTTCCTTACCGCTGCATGACACAACTTGAAATTTCATATCTTCTGGATGCAAGTCAAAATTCTGGAAAAGGTCATCCTCCATACTAAATCCAAACATAGGGGCGGGAATATTTTTCACTCTTTCAATTTTTCTGGCACGAAAGTAGTCATCTATCCGTCCAAAATCTTTGAAATAATTCATAAGTTTTTCTGCGGCCCATATAGAATCTGTTTCGTCTAGTATCATTTTATTCTCACAATTTCAATAAGTATTAAGTATATCACATTTGTCATTCTATGTCAACATTTTTCCAATATTCTCTTCATGTATTCTTTCCTGAGATAATTTGAAATATTCCTCATTGATTTCAGATCCAACATATTTTCTGTCCGTCCTGATAGCAGCCGCTGCGGTTGTGCCAGATCCCATGAAAGGATCATAAACCACATCACCTTCGACCGTATAATTCAATACACATTTGATAACTGCATCTATCGCCATGCCATAAGCATATTTTTTATATTTTTCGTTGTCATGTATCCACACATCGGGTTTGAATGATTTTTCTAAATTTTGTTTGGTCTTACCCTTACCAAATGTCAAAACATTCGCATAAGTTGGACGCCAGCCATCAATTTTTAAAGTTTTTACCCATATCTTGTGTGCTTTTAATTGATACCCTATAGATTCCATTGTCGTGACTATGAGACTACTTTTTGATACTATTCCTCCACCAAACTTTCGGTCTGTGACCGAGGCAGTAATAAGATTTTTTGTAGGATTCATTCTATCAAAGAGCTCTTTTAAAAATTCCTGATATACTTCTGGTTTGGAAGGATCTGTCCCTATCTCCTCAAAGTCGGGCGGAGAAGTAAATACATAATCATATTTCAAGTCATCTATCACATTTCTATAATCATCATGATAAATCATACTGTCTCTGCCCTTCTACTAAAATTCTTTACTTTTTCGAATCGTAAGACATCTTGGAATTTATCAAAAAGAACATCGCCCTTATGAGAAATTACAAACACATTATTTCCACCTAGAGCATTCAACAGTTTCAAAAATTCATCTGTGCCGGTTGCGTCCAGACTACTATCGAATACCTCATCAAGAATTAACAAGTTTGTATTGACACTGTTTTTCATTTTCGCGATCTCGCGCCATGTGAATAGTAATGCAAGATCAACTCGCATTTTCTCACCTTCTGAGAATGAGGCATAAGTAAATCCTTCGCGGCCTCTGGACTTGATATTTTCTGAAAACTTTTCGTCCATAGTGAAATTAACATAAAAGTCCATTTCCTGTAGATATTTGTTTATCAATTTATTCATAATCGGCAAGTAATATTTCACGATAGAAGTTTTGACACCAGAATCTTTTAGAAACTGAGATGCGACCACATAATAGTTTTTTGTGTCTGTCAAATCACTACGTTCATTATCCAATTCTTTGAGAGTTTTTCTCAAGGCCTTCAACTCTTTTTCCAGAGTTTTTACATTTCCCTGATCGCTCTCTGCGACCTCTATTTCACTTTCAAATTCTTCAATATTCTTTTGGATAAATTCGCCTTTATTTGTATTCTGGTCAATAACGCTTCTAAGAGATAGTATTTGATTTTTTTTAGTTTCTATTACACTTATGCGTGTATTTACTGTGTCGATTTCTT